CAGTAGCTTTTAACCTTTAGAGATTTAAGCCAGTTTCGTCTTGAGCATTCTCTATGCCTAAGACAGCAGTAGCCACGTTTGACCAATAAGCCATATCGTATCGCTCATCGTTCATAGCTGTAAGTTGAGCTAAAACGTCAATAGCTTGTGAGATGGATTCTTGTGGTTGTCTGCTCATGGCGTTAACCAATTCGCTGACTGTGTAAGCACCCTCAACAGTTTCACCTGTTGTGAATGATTTGTTTTCAACGTTGAAAACCATAGTCATTGTTACTGGTGCAGTAGTCATATAAGTTTCGACGGCTTGGGCTAAGTTAGTCATTTTATCTTCTTTCTTTAATTTGTTTTCGTTCATATATAATATACTAGTGGCAAGTTTTTATTTGTCAAGCATATTTTGGAAAAAACTTTGTAGGAATACCCACCTCACTGGATGGGTTTAATTCCTACTAAATCTTGGGGGCACGGCAAAACAAAAACAAAATCCTTACCCCCGGATGTTAATTACTTATATTCGAATCCCGGTCTCTTCTCGAAAGGGATATCTTTGTATCCATTCAAGTAGTAGGACTTATTCTTGTCGATAGTATTCTTTTTAGAATAACGTCTCCACTCTTTAGCCTTGGACTCTTTATACCATTTAGTTATCTTTGTAAGGTCTTTATTTACAAATGTCTGTAGGTATTCGTCCCTTAAATCTTTAGGGACTGTATTAACAGCATTACGCACTGTATGCCTAAACAATCCATAACCTATGTTATGTGGACTTACGTATCCACTTTTATTCCTGTTCTTATCCACTAGGTCGCTTAGTTCATAAGCATCCCAGTATCTTTGTAATTCTTTATTCATTGTTTTCCTCTTGTTTCCGTTGCCGCTAAGCAACCATATTTTTCAGTTCTTGTTTAATCTCCCTAGCAACTTCCCCTTTCCAAGAGGTAGCGTTAGCGAGAAAATATCTAATAACACTTTTTGCACTATCAAATATATATTTGTCTTCGATTGAGTAAAGGTCGTCCATAGCCTCCAAATAAGGCAGAGCATATGGATTCGCATTCGTCCAATCTTTCCTAATGTCCTTTGCGATTTCAAATATCGGTCTGTTCATTTTCGTCCTACTTTCTGTTTGTCTTGATACCAATCTAGCAAAGTATGTTTACTTTGTCAAATAACTTTTATACTTTCTTTCAGCTCGGCTAATCCACTTCTCAGCCCAACCTTGAAAATCCCAAACAAACTTTGTAGCCATAATGGATATAAAGATTGTTCCTATAAGGTCGTAGTTTATGTTATCCACGTGCTTCCCTTTCCATCTTCTCTACTTCGCTTAGTGCTGTTGGTGTCCAGTAAAGGTCTCTCTCTACTTTCATTCCAAATGGTCCTGTTACTATTTCAAAGCTCTCAAGGTCAAAGTATCCTAATTCAACTTCGGCTCCTGCTACAAGTCCGTAGAAGATTCCCTCTTCCTTATCAAACTCTGTTGCATACCAAGTCCAATTATTCCACGGGCAAAAGTATTTCGCCTGCACTATTGGGTCCTCTTGTCTTTGTGTCTCATATATTTCGGGGAACTTGTTTTCAAGTTCTTTGGTTACTAATTTCATCGTATCTCCTTTTGTTTTGTTAACCTTGATTAACCTGCTAGGTCCTTATACCTTTGACTTACTCCTCGGGTGATTAAGAGGTTTATAAGTTATGGTTTCCCACCTCTCCCGAAACTTTCAGTCTCTAGTCCTAAGATTTTTACTCCTAGCTTGTCGGTTAATACTTTAACCCTAACAAATAATCTTCTACTTGTCAAGGATTAAATAAAAAAATATTTGGAGCTGTTTTCTGTTGACAGGTAACAGCGAACCCCGTTCAAAGCAAATGGACCTATTCGCGCAAAGCGTCTAGTAAATAACCCGCATCTTCGAAGTCGGATTGCAAACTATAGCTATTGTCGAAGTTGCCGTTATTTGTTAATAACAGAGTTGTATTATCTGTATTTTCAAAGAACATACTCTTGAGCAAAGCTCTTGAGCTAACAACTTTATGACCATTGTTACAGTAACCGTTAGATTTAGTTACCATGGAACATTTTTTACAAACGAAACGTTTGTCTATTGTTTGTTCGGACATTTTCACACCCCCTTTTTGTTTTATAGTTTTTTTAATATTCATACTCTTACTTTAATCTTTCTGTAATCTTTGTCAACTCTTATTGAAAATTTTTTTCATCGTGTGTGGATTCTGTTGAAAGGCTCCACACTGCCCCACGTCTCTAGGACCTTACGTCTTTAGAGAACATAAGCTTGAGGAAAAAAAGAAAGAGGAGTCTTCAGCTCCCCTCTCTAAAAAGACTAGCCCTCAAAATCTACACCTCGCAAGTGAGAAAGGGGGTATGTCTTATGAAACCTAGTTTAGCACTTATTGAAGACAATTCACTTTATTTCAGATTTATTTTATATCCTTGTGAAAAAATTCACAAAGTAGGATTAAAGGGAATCCAAAGCTCCGACACTATTTCCCTTACGGGGAACCGCACAGTCGTGTGTCCTTCACGGTTCCGTTTTTGTAGAGCTACACAGCAACACACACGATTGGCTTTCCACCTCATTGCTATGTCATCACTCTTTAATTCTATGGTTACCCGTTTATATTCGATTGCTCGAATGTTTCTACGTGGCTCATCTTCCTCATCTATCTGACTACTCCAGTCCCCCAAGGTTTGAACCTTGCAAGGTTTTCTAGATGGGTTTCAACCTACATCCTAGGATGCGTCTCCACTAATTTTTCTTAGTAACCAAAACTTTACAGAAAATTCTTGTGAGAGCATACCGGTATTTATCGCCTTTACGTTTGCGTGCTCCACTATTAAAATGTTTTACTGCGTAATCAGTAGCAAGTGCGACTCGCTCATTCCCTCGTGTTAGCAATCCAAATATGCTCACAACAATCTTCTGTCAATCAAACCTTAGTAAGACAATCTTAGAGCTGTTTAGTTGCAACTGGGGCGTTAACCCCTTACTCTGTGCAGGTAGTTTCCGATAAGCTCACTATGAACAACAGGGGCTGACAGGGACCTCCAGTGTCGTTGAGATATCACCTAGGATAATCTTCACCGTCTTTGTGTGTGTCAAGCATATTGCAAGAAGTTTCTTTTCGAGACTTTGGACACTTTACGAGCCAACTCTTAAAATCATCTTACTAAAGTTTGATTTAAATATTCTTTTGTCAAAAAGCCAAATTTTCTTAATATTCTCAGAACGACTATTTCACATTCGTATTGAATATATATCCAAGTTAGCAGGTTTTGAATAACTTGTCAAATTCTGTAACTTAATTTCTTTTTGCAGCTGAATCCAGTCTCCAGTTAGATTCCAGCCTCCAGTATCTGACCATTACCTCACTTAAGAGGGTCCGGACCGTTTTATTGATACCGTGGAGTTATCACTTGAGTTATATTCAGATGAACCCGTTACTTTCACCCTCCAACTCTTTTTACACAGAATGAGACCTATACGGTTTACACAAACATTTCCATTTTCGGAAACTCGCAGATTTAGTGGGGCGGTCCCATAACATTCTCTCTCTTACCTAATGGCTTAATCTCAGCCGACCTCAGTTACCCAAGGTGTCCTGCAACTTCCAAGTCATCTACAGAATGTTAACAAAGTCAATTCTTTGTCTCTTTTTACTGGCTAGGTGCTCCGGTTCTCCACCCCGCAAGGTGCCGGCTCCTCCGTCACTTCCCGTGAGTCTCGGTCTCACCCGAGCAAGAAGCATATTCCCCTAGTAATTCTCCCTAGTTTGTCTCTCACATAACCACATTTCCCAGTCGCCGAATGTATCCATTCAGAAGAAATGTTGCCGTGCGTGATAACTTCACGCTATCAATATAATCACTCTAGCATAGTCTTGCCACTATGTCAAGTTCTTAAATAAATAGCTTGTAACACACAATGTTCGTTTGGTTTCTCTATTTCCCTTGCAAGGTTTCCTCGTCTAACTATGTGCTACAAGCTACTTACAGACTTTGAATGTCTAGTTTCCTAGAAATTTTATCACCCTAAGGTTCCTCTCGTCCTACATAAATAGCTTGTAACACACTTACTTATAAGCGTTTTCCACGCCCTACTTATAATTCGAACTCGCTATTGTGGTGCGAACTAATCTATAAATGTGCTACAAGCTACTTACTTATACAATAACAACAATGTTGTTAACAGAGTAAGTAACTTATATAATCCACCTTAGCAGATTATAAGTCTTTGTCAAGCTCTTTAGAAAGTTTTTTTTCAGCTGAACTTCTTAAGTCGTAGAAGTCTCTTTTAACTTCGTTACCGAATATATCCTCCCAAACAACTTCTGTTAAATGTTCTTTCACTTTACCCTCCGTTCTCGTCGAACTCTATATCAATACCATTGTCGTCGCACCACTCGTAAAAAGTCTCTAAGAACCCATTTTCTAAATGGCTCTTATCAAAATATACTTCTTTACAAGCGTCGTTGTCTAAAAATATTTTCACTTTTCCTCCTATACAGTTATATATTGGTTAACAATTTCAAGATGGTTAGAACTGATAGGTTTTTTACTTACCACCCTAACTAACTTCTCGTTACCTGCTACCCAGTAATATGGATTATCTTTGTAGTGTCCGTCAAAATCATCGACAGAATCTATTTCAAACCACATTTCTTCTACAAGTTCTTGGCTTGTCTTTTTATCGGCACCTTTAACTGCTAGATATGAGAACTCTTCGAATCCTGCCATCCTTTCTTCAAAGGTTATAATATATACTTTATCCATTATTCCTCGTTTTCCTTTTCTTCACTTTGCTGTCCGTCTATTATCGCTAATAACAATCTAATCAATTTCTACCTTTCTTAGTTATGTCTTCTATTAATGGCATCTAGTGTCTCAAAGTTTTCCCGGCATACACTACTTGTCTTAATAGTGAACTCTTTGATACCTCTAGTAGACCAATCAAAAGATGGAACCATAGTGGCGTTAATAAAGATATCTTTGCTTTGATACTTTTTATTAAGTTCAGCCAATGTGTATTTCATTTTTTAACCTTTCTGTTTTAGCTTGTATTAATAACTTAACAGAAAGTAGAACACTTGTCAAATCAATACAATAAATTTCTTTTCTGAGTTAAATCCTATACTCCACGGAACTCCCGGAGCTTTTACCAAAATTTACCAACTCCAAAATCTAGATGTAAAGTTTAGGTTTAGATTCCCATTTGCATTAAGATTCCCAATATTGTCCGGAACCTTTTGAATCCATTGGGCATTAGTGACTAGAAAATAGTCCGGACCTATATCTAAAGTATAGATTTAGATTTTTGAAATTTAAAATTTGGACGACTTTGGAATTCAGATTTTTTTTGATTGGAAAATAAAAACGGACCCCTCCCCTATTGTCCCTAGACTCCTCTCCACAGGATTGGACCCGATGGAGCAGGGGATGCTTTCTCTTCTTTGGAAGAAATCACGAACGGTCTTACCCTTTTGAACTAGCCGTTCAGCCTTATAGTAATAACTATAACATACCTTGCATACTTTGTCAACTCATAAATAAAAAAATTTATGTGCAGACTAGGTAGGGGGCTTATTTAGATTCGGGCTATGAACATTTAATACACCCCCCACTCATCTTACGTTTGCAATATAATTATGTTATACATATACATCGCTTAGTAATCTTCTACACTTCTTTGTTAGACTATAAAGTATTCACCCATAGGTAACTTTGCTACAGTTGTAGCTTGTCTGAAAGTAAAACCATTTTCTTCATCTAGGTCACCCTCATAGATAGCACCTGCTAGGTAACTCATAAATAGGCTAGTTGGTTTACCTTTGACGAATGCCCTAGGGTTCTTACCATCTATCATATCTAATAATCTTTGAATGTAACTCAAAGTAAATAGTGTTACTTTACCACCTGCGTTTTTAGCATTAGCTCTAACCATTCTCTCTGTCGAGGTTCTTTGAACCCTGTTTCTAGGAACGGTAACTCTTGCTGTCGCAAGTTGTGCGTCTTCATACATCAATGCACTAAAATCGTGTGATGACTTGGCAGTCAAAGAACCAGTTTCTAAATCTAAAAGATATGAAACCCATACTTCAGCGCCTTTTTCTGTAAACCCAAGAAATCTTTTACCACCAAATTCTTTAGCTTTTTTGGCATTCTCAAGCCAAGTGTCTCTTATGTTTACTGTATCTTCTTTAACGTCAACCTTTACAGATTGCATATTGTCTCCCTTTTACTATTGTCTCTATCACGATACCACGATTTTTTAGTTTGTCAAGCTATATTGAAGTAATTCTTTGTAAGTCAATTCACTCCAGTATATGTTCCACTGGTCAGTATGAACTAATCTACTGTTAGTTGAATATTGTTGCTTGGCTGGTATAAAGCGTCTTTTATCTATATAATCTTCAAAAAGCATATAACCACCATAATAAATACACTCTAAATCATTAACTTCGTATTTATAAATTTTCCCCTCTTTGTTTGCTGTTTTATATTTAACGTTAAAGAATACAAAACAATCCGGTCTTGTTTCCGGGTTCTGATGAATGCTATCGAGATAACAAGGCACTGTCCCTTCCCATACTGGGTTTTTATTGTGGTCATATAAAAATGGTTCTGCTGTGCTTTGCTTTGTCTTAACTTCTATTTTAAAATCACCAATTGTAGTGTCGTGGTATCTACTACCGTTTACTGGTTTAGCACCAGTTATATCATTAAAAACAAACTCACCAACATAACCAGCAAATAAACCTTCGTGGTCAGTAATCGATAATTCTTTATTGTTATGAGTTTTTTTTGCTTCCTCAGCAGCAATTGATGCACTGAGTATTATTTCTTCGCTTACTTCTATTCTTTGCATTATTCTCCTCTTGTCTTATTGTCATTATAAGTCACGGGTAGGAACGAACCCTCCGTATTCTATATACTAAATCACAAATCCGAAGACATAGAGGTTTACTCTTCTTCGAATATGTTCATATAGTTGCCGAATGAAGTCTCTGTATCAACAAAGTAATCAAACTCGGGTCTATGAAAAGTCTCCCAGTCTGCTTTCATTCTGTGACCTTTAGGTAGTATGTGGAAATCTTCTTCTGCACTTAACTCAGAATTCATTGCCGGGTAACCATTTCTCATTAGATACAAGAAATACTTTACTCTTCTAAAGCCTGCTTTAATTTTTTTGTTCTCATTGTCTTCACCAAACATTTCTTCTGCTTCATACCCACGTGAAAATACAATTCTTAGTGTGTAGAAGTCTGCTTTCTTACCCGAGATAAACTCAAACCTTTTATTGTGGCTGTCTACCTTGCGTTTAAGCATCTTAAGTATCTGCTGTTTAGTTAACGTCACTGTTGCCATACTTCTTTTTGTCTTCATATGGATACCAAGCTTTAGAGTATTGCCATTTGTCTATTTCTTTTATGACGAATACAGTGTCAGCAAGTAACAATTCGACCTCTCTGCTTCCCATACCAAGCTCTTCTTGTAGGTTAGCTGGTGTCATTCCAAACTCATTTACTAGTTTCTTTGCAATCTTTGCCATAGAACTAGCCTCGTGAACGCCCTTAGCTCTGTTTATTCTGATAGTAAGTAGCATTGCTTCTCTGTCATCTAAGTCCATAACAACGCAAGGCACTCTGCCACTGAACATTTTATAGAGTTCTTTACTGTCTTGAGCAAGTTTCCATCTATGAAAACCATCAATGATGATGTTGTTCTTGTTTATAAGTATTGGCTGTATCCATCCAAACCTTTGAATGTTCAAAGCTAATATTCTAAACTCATCTGTAAGAACTCTGTTTGGATTGTAATCGTTAGGGTCTAACTCACTAGCTAGTTTCCAAACTACATTACTTATTGGCTGCTCCTCAAATACACTCATTTTTTCTTTTTACCCTCGCCATATTTAGGTAAAGAGGTATTCCAATTTATCTCGTGAGTCCACTCGTGTAACTCTTTTCTGAATCTTCTACTCATCTTCTTCTATCCTTTCATCAAAGTTTACGTCGGGCATTTGCAAGAATATAGGTCCATTCTCGTTATTGTCGCCAAAGATACCACCTGCAATGTTAAAGTCAAAGTGTGAGCTAGCCTCGTCGTAAAGTGCATCTATCTTATCTTGTTCCTCTGTATGCTCTTTATTAAGATTTTCCATAAACTCTTTGTCTTGCATTAAGTTATAACCAATAGCATTGATGATTGTTTCAGTGTCATACATAGCAACTGGCTTCAAACCTACCCTTTTAGCAATACCCATATAAGCTGATTCGAATTCTTCATAAACAACTGCATCGGGGTTTAGTTCTGCAAGTTCCCAATAATAATCATTAACTGCCATTTGTATCTAACTCCTCCCAACTCATTTTATGAACTCTTTGGTCATTGAACTCTACTTCTAATCCCTCGCTACCAATACTAACTATTAGAGATTCCCCATTGAGAATAGAGAACACAGAGACTTCATCTGTCTTCACAAACTCTAACGAATGAAATAGATACTTATTGCTCATAACTAGAACTTATTCCTTTAAACGTTTTAGCACAAGTCTTTAGAATCCTTAGATTGTTTCTAAGAGCTTTGACTTCATCTGTATTGTGCTTACGTGATTCCATCTTATATATTTTAGTTTCGAGCTTACTAATCCATCCATTTAGGTAGTCAAGGTATTCTTGCTTGACCATAGTAAGTCTGTATGCCTGTTTAGATTTTGATTTGAAAAACAAACCCATCATTTTTTTCTCCTGTTCTTATTAATTTTCGGTTTCTTTCTACCGTATTTTTGTCGTATTTCTTGTGTAGTCATTGGATAAATATCACCATGTATAATTTTGCCAGTAACAAAGTGCTTTAACACCCACTCTGCTGTGCCTCCCGGTAAATATCTCTCCGGTTGTGTTTCAGTTAAACGCTTTACAGCTTTCCATTTCTGTAGCATTCTTGGGTAAACAGAATCTTCCGGGTCAACATTGGCTTCAATCCATTGCTTGACACCTTCCATATCTTTACCGTATTCTTTATAAATGTGTGCGTCGCTTATCGTGCCCTTGTATCTTTCGTGTGCTCTTACCTCGGGGAATATCTCAGTTAACCTGTTATAAAACTCCGGGTCCATCTGTGCCCACTTGTCTATGGTCTTCATAGATTCTGCAATTAATGGTGGTGCAACTCTAAGTCCATCGCCACTCCATAATTGTTGTTCATACCAAGCTGAGTATCTTAAGTTATTATCGTGGAAGTATTTGAATACATCATTTTCCATCCAGTCGTATATTGGTTTAGCTAATCTAGTTCTATCTAAACTAGAGCTTACAATATAGTTATCAGTAATCTTATTTACTACTGAACGGTAACGAACTAAACTTTCTTCAGCTCTGATACCATTTATTATTGCTACCTTACCTTTAGGATAAGTATCAGTAATGATTTGGTCATAGCCGTGTCGACCTAAGACTTCTGTTCTATCGTTTAGAGTCTCTGCCCATTCGGGTTTAGGTCTTAGCCATTCTCTTTCTCCGCTTGGGTCCCAGTAAGTTATCTGCTTAGTTACACCTAAACAGAAGAAAGAACCATTCTTTGGTAGTGCATACCACGTCATATTGCACCAAGGTTGGTCAAAGTAATACTTTACATTATCAAGTATGAGTCCCGGGTTCAACTCCTCATCTCTATGATGAGCATCGATTGATTTTAGTCCTCTTTCTTGAGCGACTTCCCAAACAAGGTTAAGGATGACGGTAGAATCTTTGCCACCGCTGTAAGCAATGTTAACATTGTCGTGAGTGTCATAAATATGATGAATACGTTTTTTAGCTTCTTCATATACGTTCTCCTCAATGAAACCTTTTTGTCTAGCCATTTTCCGTTTTGAACTTAGCTTTACGTAACTTATCTATACCTGTATCAAACTGCAACATTGCTGCTTGCCATTGGGTATATTGCTGTGGTTCACCTTGTAATCTACTAGGTTCAGACATTTCAAGACTGAATCTTTGCACTTCCATCTCTAGAAGTTGTCTGTCTAAGATTTCTATTTTTTTCTCTTTATCTAATAGTTGATATTCAAAATCACTCATTATTCCCCCATACACATTTCTATATGCTGAAAAAATCTTTCTCCGATTGTTTCACCATCATAATTATCTTGAAGCCATCTAACGAAAGAATAGAACTGTGCTTGTTGAGTTTCATCATCAAACACTATCTCATAAGATGGTTTACCCATTGGTAACCCTTTATCTTCACCTTCGTCTATTGACGCTTCCATATCGTCATACATTTGTTGAATGTCAGCTTGGTCGAAACCAGTTCCACTCAAGTCAGTTGCCTCTGCTAATTTTTCAAGTTCTTCTAAAAGAACATTTGTATTCCAACCACCAAGCTCTACTAATCTGTTATCTGCTAACAAGTATGCTTGAGCTTCGTTCTCATCTTTGAATGAGACACCACGGATAATTGGTATCAACCAGTCTCCGTCTTCATCAACATTTATATTTGCTGGTGGGTCTTCGTTAAATTGTTTTTTCTGAGTTAAGGCTTCCACTCTACCGTGACCTGCAACAAGTTTCCCTGTAGCTTCATTCATAAGTAGTGGTGAGGTAAAACCAAACCTGTTCATAGATTCGTGTATGGCACCTATGTCGTGGTCTTTTGGATTTACATCTGCCTCAGCAATCTCAGAAAGTTTTGTAAATTGAATGCCTACTTTGTCTTCGCTCATCCTACTTCACCTCTTTCATATTCATCCATTGATAATCCAATGTAATCACCTATTGGTGAATCTTCATATCTATCTATATTTATTGTAAATAGCATTAACTTCTTAAAAAGAATCTCTCCTGTTTCGAGAGATGCCATATCTGATTTAAGAAAGTTGCTTTTGTCTTGACTCATACCTGCTAGCCATAAGTCTTGGTCGTCACATTCTGATTCGAGCCAATCAATAACATCAATTGGTTCATAAACTTCTATAGTTTTTCTTAGATGTCTTTTAAATCTGTTACTTCTCATAAAGTATTCTTTAAAATACGCCTCTGCCATAAGACAGTTGTTAAATGTAGGCATCTTGTTGTCTTTTAGAAGTGTGTTGGCATAATAATCTTTCCAACCTATACCTCTATTTATTTCAGCAATTGATAATCCATCGTCTCTTACCATCTGTCTGATGAAGATTGAATAAGCTCCGGGGTTAATAATTGTTCGTTTCTCCACTTTATCCCTTCTTTGGCTTCACCCAAACTGGTGTTCTGCTCATAGGCATCTTACCAGTAGCTGTTGCCCAGTCTTCTACTGTTTGTCTAGTCCAAATTAGAGTTCTCCCTGCATTTAAAGTAGTGTCGGGAAGTGGCATAACATTTCTTTTAATCCAAGCTGACACCAAATTAGGCGTTACTTGTAAAAAGGTAGCCACTTCATTGACACCCATCAAATCATCTAAAGTGATATTACTTTGAGGCACTACTTAAAGAACCTTTTCCTAACACTTTTTCTAACTTGTTCAACGTTCCTGTTGGAATCTTTGCATCCATAACATTGTATTTGTTTACAGTGTTCTCAGAAACTTTGCTTTTCTTAATTAACTTATTCAAATCAATACCTTTATCAGCACAAGCCTGCTCAATTGCAGTTAGCTTTGGGGCATCGTTTGCTTTACCTAATTTTCTAAACCATCCCATTAAAATGGAACCTCACTTCCTCCGTCTTCGTTTGCTTTGGGAGCAGCATCAGCAGTTGCTTCAGCTTTAGGTGCCGGTGCCGGAATATCGCTACCTTTTTTCATCTGTGAAAAAGCGGCAGAATTCTTGGCACTATTCATTGGGTTAGTAGATTTGTTTATGCTACCAACTTTAGAATACTTAAGAGATACACCTATATCTTCTACAAATACAGTTGTAGTTGTTCTCTTATTACCGTTTGCATCTTCCCATTGTTCGGGAACAATTTTCCCTGTTACTATTGCTCTAAAGGATTTTTCACCTTGGTTTTGAGCATTTTGAAAAGTCTCAGCAATATTTTCTGCTAAGTCTCCCCAAGCCTTTACATTAAACCACAATGTTTCTTTGTCTTCACCATTCATATCTTTACCACCGCTTACGGCTAAAGATGCTTTAGTGAAAGCTGAACCTGTGTTTCCTGTTGTCATTTCGACATTTGTTAGATTTCCTTGTAGTGTTACTACGCTTACTGGCATTTTATCTCCTAATATTTATCTTCCTCGGGATTTTCCCAATTTTCTAATATACCTAAAACGACTTCCTTCAACTGTGAAAGTCGAAATAGAACTATACCGTCAGTCTCTCCGTCGGGCATAGCCACCATCATAAATGGTTTACCTTTACCACCCTCTATGTTCTTAACATTTTCCCAAGACTGGGCTTCTGCTTTCTTGAACCGGGTTGATATAGGTCCTACTTGTTGACCTGCTTTCACTTCTATGCGAACTGCAGACCTCCAATTTTCCTCGTGTGCATCTGCACCGTGGAATTTTCTATCCGGAATACCTAATTTTTTACGAACCATATTCTGCTTTCGTCGTCCCTTAGACCTATTCCGTCTATTTATACAAGTCCTACAATCGCAACCACGTTTAGGCTTGTCTGTATTTGGACATAATCCACGAGCGTTTTTCTGAGAATTTGGTTGACCTGTTCCCATCTGACCCTCACTTCTACGAACCTTGTATTCGTCCCAAGATTCATTTTCGGGGTCCCACGCGTTATTATTTTTTGGTGTGATTTGTCCTGCCATCTTTTACAATTATACCATAATTTGAGATGACATCTTTAAAACTCCACAATATTCTCTGACTTTAAAGATTCAAGTCTATTGAGAGTGTCAACTGTTTTGTCAGTTTCAACCTGCATCAAAGTTTGGAAGTGTTTACCTAAAGCTTCCAACGTTCTAGTTGTTCCCTTTGGCATAAACTTCGGATACTTGTCATAGGCTATCTTGACATCTTTAGGTGTTACTGCGTGTGGTGCAATTTCTTTTGCTACATTTCTGTATCTTGCCCACTGCTTGCTTGTCTTGGGTTGCCCAAACAATTCACCTAAAGCAAAAACATATGCTTCATCTTTGTGATTCTTCTGAACACCTTCCGGTATCATAAAGCCATCACCTGTCTCAGCTTGTTGATAGTCTTCTACTGGGGCTTCAAACTCTGCACCACGTTCGTGTGGCAAGTAATAAAGATTAGAACTCTGTTGTTCTCCATCTCCTCTACCTTTCCACTGAATGGCACCGAAACCTTTAAGTTCGTCTAAAGCTCTTCTTACTGAGCTCACACTCTTGCCTACCAAATCAGCCAATGTTGAATGACTTGGAAAACAATTTAAGTCTTTGTTAGCGTAACTAACTAAAGCTGTGTAAACGTGAACTGCAGAAGAGCCTAGGGCGTTCCCTTTAGAATCTCTTTCGAGAATCCATTTGGGAACAACCATAAACCTAAACCCTGTTTTAACCTCAAAACTTTCTTCGAGGTCGTCCATTAGTTAACCTCGTCTTTGCTCAATTCTAACTCGTTGAGTAGATTGGCGAAGAGGAAGTATTGGTCTTGAGCCCACAAGTGTAGACCTGCACCAATTTTTGAAGCCGCTCTTTTAAAAGCATCAGATTCCATTTTTTTAATTTGTTCACCGATATCTTCTTTATTGTTTTGTGGCGTTCCTGCCCCTGCAATAGAAACTGTCTTGCCGTCTATATCGACAGTAAGCGTTCCTTTAACAGCGATAGGGTTATCACCTTGGTAGATTACAGTAAAGTCCCAGTCATATGGACCGACGACTTGTAGCAATCTTTGAGCGATAACAGAGTGATTAATATAGTCTTCTTCTCTGTTGCCTTTTTTGATTGTAGACACTAACTGTGGTGGGAATTGCTTAGCAAGTCTCAACAAGCTAGTGACTTTTGTCTCTTTACTCATATTATCTCCTATTTATATGTCTACTATTGTATTATCTGAGTCTGACAGTTTTTCTTGTATAAACTTCGGACTCCTGTTTAGAGGATTGACTTCTAAGTTTTCAGTCTCAACTCTATCAAATAAAGATTCTACTATAACTTTTGAATCTAATCCTCTTTCTTCAGCAATTGCTTTTATTGCTGTAACTCTAAAAGCTGGACGGACAGCCTTCTTCCAATCGTCACCGAGGAAGTCGATTATCTTATCATCATCATAAGGCACAAGTTTAGAAGCATTCCTACCTCTGAAAACTCTCTCACCAAATCTCATAACTTTATTGGTAAGGAGACCTCTGATTCTATCATCAATCCATCTTTTTAATGTTCTTGCATCTTTTGTGAGTAAATCGATTTCATCTCTGAGCAAAACTAATTCCTCAGCTGTCATCCCTCCATACTCGTCAAGGTCAAGTTCTTCTTCCTCGCCATATTGAATTCTCTGATTCTTAGCAAGTAGAAGTAATTCAACTAACTTGTCTCTATTAATTTCCACGGAAATCGAATTCATTTCCTTGAAGTCGGACAAACAAAGATAGATAATTTGCATTTTCTTCTTCAGCTAGTCTTACGGTATATTCCATTAATGGGTTATAACGTATTTTTCTATACTGTGCTTTTGAATATAGACCTGCTCTGAGATTATTCATCTCTTTACGAGTTATATCTTTAGGCACTTCTATTTTTGATACACAGAACCAATCACTTGGACTTTGTTGCATCATATTTACAACGTCAGCAGTAAAGACAGCAGACGATGGTTTTACTCGAGTTTTCTCGGGTAATCGTTCGACCCTATGGGGCACGAAATTAGCATCCACGGGATACCTCCTTTTATTGTAGTTATTACTACTCTAATACAAGATTTATTTTTTGTCAAATGTTATGTATTATTTTTTCGATTATACTTAGACTATGTTTAACCCGGAAGAGTTATTTAGCCCCGACCAAATGTGCGAGTTCTGCACAGTAAACTTAGCTGTGTCTAAGCATCAATCAGAGTGTCCAATGAACTTTATTGACCCATCAAACTACTACACAATCTTAGAAGAACAATTCGTAGATGAAACAACACCAGTCGAAGAAGCCTCGTATATTATTGGTCAACAAATCTTTCTTGCTATCGATGCAGTTTTATCACAGCAAAAAAAGTGGGCTCAAAAATCTTTGATGGGAAAGTTTGAAGAAGTCTTAAACAGATACACAGAACTTACTTCTTTTGTTGTAGCTCTCAGAGACACAGATGTTTTACAAGACATAGAAGATGTTATAGGTTTCTTACTTAACCCAAGTGAGTATGATGACCTATTTGCAATATGGATTGAATTTGGTCAGCCACAAAAAGAAGATGATTCTGATGATACTTGGCAAGACTTCGTTTCTGCGGTATCATCTTGTGGATGGAAAATTCAGAACTCTTAGTAAGAAAAAATAAATACTGGCTATCAGAGATAGGTTTTCTATTTTTTAAATATCAAGTTGGTTATGAAACTTATGATTATGGTTCTAATGCAAAGTTAGTCGACGATGGGGTGGACTTATTTATATTGAACAAACAAAATATTCCTTATTACTGTTTGGTTCTTGGTAACCCGGAACCACACGATAAGATATTCTTACCACTGATAGAAGACGATGAAGAATCTAGGTTGATGACTTCTATTGCAGATTTTGTTTTGTTTGTAGATGTCAATGCCGATGAAGTCCATCTATTTGATTTACCTTTGCTCAGAGAAACTATTGAGCATCAATATACTAAAGGCGACTGGAAAGAATTGCCTGCAGCAAGAAAGCAAACTCAATCAACTGGGTTACTTATTCCTAAAGATGATGAATCAATCGCTTTTAAAAACACATACAAGTTAAATAAAACGATTGCAGATAAAGCTAGAAGAATTTATAAGTTTAGGGTAAGTCGTCTACGGTTAGATGAAACAAAGGTTCTTCCAATTTCAAGGGTTCGAAACTACGAAGATTCTTCGACCTCTTAGGTTTGCCATAAGTAATTTTTTCTATAGCTTTATTACTGGCTGTTCCATACGCTATCATTTCTAAATAATTCATAAGTTCTTAACTGTAGCATATTGAAACGCCAAGTTTGTTAACAGAATGTTAAATGTTTATGTAAGGACTTCTATAGATTATGTCAGTAACAAATCTTCTTTTAAGTAAACCATTACTAAAAGCTTTATCCATAATAATGTTTGTCACGCTTTCTGCTGTAGGTATCAAGCTCTCTAAGTTTCTGTTTCTATGACCTACCTTGCCTAAGAAGACTTGCTCAATGGCATCAATGCCATACGTATTATAGATATCAATCAAGTGTGATATTTCTACACCATAATCTACCGGGTATTCAAGATTCTCTAAAACATCTTTGTAAGTTGCAACTTGACCACTCAATGGTTGATGAATAGATGTTAGCTCCGGGTAAAAGATTTTAAGCAATGGCTTTGCAGTCAGCTCAGTGACTCGACCACCATAAGGCGTATGACTTCTATCAAAGTAACTTTTGACAAACTTTGTATTTGGTTTGAGTGTTAAAGAACTTACTAAGCTCTCGACATATGATGGTGTTATTGTAAACAAATCAGCATCAAGGTAACAGATAATCTCACAGTCAGTAACAAATTGTGATTTCCATAAGTTCTCACCCTTGCCTAAGTAATGACCTTGACTTGGTTCTATATCTTTTGCAAAGTAAAACTGCACACCGATGTCTTCACATATTGCTTGTGTTCTATCTTTAGAGCCACTATCTATAACAATAATCTCATCGACCAAGTCGGGCATCATCTTGATTGTATTTCTTATATTTAGTTCTTCGTTAAGAGTTGGTATTACTACTGCTACATTCATATTTATTACTATACTTGATTTTTTTTGTAATGTGTGCTAAAGTAAATATTATGGAAAATGAAGAAACTGGAAAACCACTGCACGAGTTCTACAAATCACTTGTCTTAGGCGACTTAGGTGAAGCTGTAATAGATACAATGTGCTCTATGGGTATGATGGATGGCGAGTATAAGTCAACTCTTAAAGGTGATACATTAGACAGAGTAAAAGGCATAGATGCTTTTATTGGCGATACTTCTATACAAGTAAAGCTAGATGCAAGAGCTTGTGAAACTGGTAATGTAGCTTTAGAAGTTGCAGAATTTAAATTTAGCGGTGGTCAATTAAAGCCACCAACACCGGGTGCATTGATAAACCCACAGCACGAAGCACAATTTGTTGTTTACGTTATGCCGGGTATCGGCGTATCAGTTTGGAAACCAAACACATTGAAGTATTTGTTATGGTATTGGCAAACAAAGTATACCTATGAGCGCAACTTTGAAGACGTTCAAGATACTTTTAGGCACGTTGTTGCAGAAAATAAAGGCAACTATATGAGCTTAAGCTATCTTGTGCCGTATAAGTTTATGACATACAACAGACAAGAGTATGACAATGATGTTTATCACGCAAGAGAGCCCCTACTTTACCGTGATATGTATAACTTTAGTGAAAAAAAATGGGAGTATATGAATTACCAAGGGGCTAGCAAATTCTACCACTGGGGTGAATATCTTGCTAAACTACAGCAGAACCTGCCTGCAGAATTTGAAAAGATTATAAGTGTAGCTGTTGCTCACGCCAACAGACAAACTTGGAAACCAAGAAGAGATGCAATGCTAGGAGCTTGGGGACAAAGAAGTGTAGAAGATTACTAAGCGATGTATATGTATAACATAATTATATTGCAAACGTAAGATGAGTGGGGGGTGTATTAAATGTTCATAGCCCGAATCTAAATAAGCCCCCTACCTAGTCTGCACATAAATTTTTTTATTTATGAGTTGACAAAGTATGCAAGGTATGTTATAGTTATTACTATAAGGCTGAACGGCTAGTTCAAAAGGGTAAGACCGTTCGTGATTTCTTCCAAAGAAGAGAAAGCATCCCCTGCTCCATCGGGTCCAATCCTGTGGAGAGGAGTCTAGGGACAATAGGGGAGGGGTCCGTTTTTATTTTCCAATCAAAAAAAATCTGAATTCCAAAGTCGTCCAAATTTTAAATTTCAAAAATCTAAATCTATACTTTAGATATAGGTCCGGACTATTTTCTAGTCACTAATGCCCAATGGATTCAAAAGGTTCCGGACAATATTGGGAATCTTAATGCAAATGGGAATCTAAACCTAAACTTTACATCTAGATTTTGGAGTTGGTAAATTTTGGTAAAAGCTCCGGGAGTTCCGTGGAGTATAGGATTTAACTCAGAAAAGAAATTTATTGTATTGATTTGACAAGTGTTCTACTTTCTGTTAAGTTATTAATACAAGCTAAAACAGAAAGGTTAAAAAATGAAATACACATTGGCTGAACTTAATAAAAAGTATCAAAGCAAAGATATCTTTATTAACGCCACTATGGTTCCATCTTTTGATTGGTCTACTAGAGGTATCAAAGAGTTCACTATTAAGACAAGTAGTGTATGCCGGGAAAACTTTGAGACACTAGATGCCATTAATAGAAGACATAACTAAGAAAGGTAGAAATTGATTAGATTGTTATTAGCGATAATAGACGGACAGCAAAGTGAAGAAAAGGAAAACGAGGAATAATGGATAAAGTATATATTATAACCTTTGAAGAAAGGATGGCAGGATTCGAAGAGTTCTCATATCTAGCAGTTAAAGGTGCCGATAAAAAGACAAGCCAAGAACTTGTAGAAGAAATGTGGTTTGAAATAGATTCTGTCGATGATTTTGACGGACACTACAAAGATAATCCATATTACTGGGTAGCAGGTAACGAGAAGTTAGTTAGGGTGGTAAGTAAAAAACCTATCAGTTCTAACCATCTTGAAATTGTTAACCAATATATAACTGTATAGGAGGAAAAGTGAAAATATTTTTAGACAACGACGCTTGTAAAGAAGTATATTTTGATAAGAGCCATTTAGAAAATGGGTTCTTAGAGACTTTTTACGAGTGGTGCGACGACAATGGTATTGATATAGAGTTCGACGAGAACGGAGGGTAAAGTGAAAGAACATTTAACAGAAGTTGTTTGGGAGGATATATTCGGTAACGAAGTTAAAAGAGACTTCTACGACTTAAGAAGTTCAGCTGAAAAAAAACTTTCTAAAGAGCTTGACAAAGACTTATAATCTGCTAAGGTGGATTATATAAGTTACTTACTCTGTTAACAACATTGTTGTTATTGTATAAGTAAGTAGCTTGTAGCACATTTATAGATTAGTTCGCACCACAATAGCGAGTTCGAATTATAAGTAGGGCGTGGAAAACGCTTATAAGTAAGTGTGTTACAAGCTATTTATGTAGGACGAGAGGAACCTTAGGGTGATAAAATTTCTAGGAAACTAGACATTCAAAGTCTGTAAGTAGCTTGTAGCACATAGTTAGACGAGGAAACCTTGCAAGGGAAATAGAGAAACCAAACGAACATTGTGTGTTACAAGCTATTTATTTAAGAACTTGACATAGTGGCAAGACTATGCTAGAGTGATTATATTGATAGCGTGAAGTTATCACGCACGGCAACATTTCTTCTGAATGGATACATTCGGCGACTGGGAAATGTGGTTATGTGAGAGACAAACTAGGGAGAATTACTAGGGGAATATGCTTCTTGCTCGGGTGAGACCGAGACTCACGGGAAGTGACGGAGGAGCCGGCACCTTGCGGGGTGGAGAACCGGAGCACCTAGCCAGTAAAAAGAGACAAAGAATTGACTTTGTTAACATTCTGTAGATGACTTGGAAGTTGCAGGACACCTTGGGTAACTGAGGTCGGCTGAGATTAAGCCATTAGGTAAGAGAGAGAATGTTATGGGACCGCCCCACTAAATCTGCGAGTTTCCGAAAATGGAAATGTTTGTGTAAACCGTATAGGTCTCATTCTGTGTAAAAAGAGTTGGAGGGTGAAAGTAACGGGTTCATCTGAATATAACTCAAGTGATAACTCCACGGTATCAATAAAACGGTCCGGACCCTCTTAAGTGAGGTAATGGTCAGATACTGGAGGCTGGAATCTAACTGGAGACTGGATTCAGCTGCAAAAAGAAATTAAGTTACAGAATTTGACAAGTTATTCAAAACCTGCTAACTTGGATATATATTCAATACGAATGTGAAATAGTCGTTCTGAGAATATTAAGAAAATTTGGCTTTTTGACAAAAGAATATTTAAATCAAACTTTAGTAAGATGATTTTAAGAGTTGGCTCGTAAAGTGTCCAAAGTCTCGAAAAGAAACTTCTTGCAATATGCTTGACACACACAAAGACGGTGAAGATTATCCTAGGTGATATCTCAACGACACTGGAGGTCCCTGTCAGCCCCTGTTGTTCATAGTGAGCTTATCGGAAACTACCTGCACAGAGTAAGGGGTTAACGCCCCAGTTGCAACTAAACAGCTCTAAGATTGTCTTACTAAGGTTTGATTGACAGAAGATTGTTGTGAGCATATTTGGATTGCTAACACGAGGGAATGAGCGAGTCGCACTTGCTACTGATTACGCAGTAAAACATTTTAATAGTGGAGCACGCAAACGTAAAGGCGATAAATACCGGTATGCTCTCACAAGAATTTTCTGTAAAGTTTTGGTTACTAAGAAAAATTAGTGGAGACGCATCCTAGGATGTAGGTTGAAACCCATCTAGAAAACCTTGCAAGGTTCAAACCTTGGGGGACTGGAGTAGTCAGATAGATGAGGAAGATGAGCCACGTAGAAACATTCGAGCAATCGAATATAAACGGGTAACCATAGAATTAAAGAGTGATGACATAGCAATGAGGTGGAAAGCCAATCGTGTGTGTTGCTGTGTAGCTCTACAAAAACGGAACCGTGAAGGACACACGACTGTGCGGTTCCCCGTAAGGGAAATAGTGTCGGAGCTTTGGATTCCCTTTAATCCTACTTTGTGAATTTTTTCACAAGGATATAAAATAAATCTGAAATAAAGTGAATTGTCTTCAATAAGTGCTAAACTAGGTTTCATAAGACATACCCCCTTTCTCACTTGCGAGGTGTAGATTTTGAGGGCTAGTCTTTTTAGAGAGGGGAGCTGAAGACTCCTCTTTCTTTTTTTCCTCAAGCTTATGTTCTCTAAAGACGTAAGGTCCTAGAGACGTGGGGCAGTGTGGAGCCTTTCAACAGAATCCACACACGATGAAAAAAATTTTCAATAAGAGTTGACAAAGATTACAGAAAGATTAAAGTAAGAGTATGAATATTAAAAAAACTATAAAACAAAAAGGGGGTGTGAAAATGTCCGAACAAACAATAGACAAACGTTTCGTTTGTAAAAAATGTTCCATGGTAACTAAATCTAACGGTTACTGTAACAATGGTCATAAAGTTGTTAGCTCAAGAGCTTTGCTCAAGAGTATGTTCTTTGAAAATACAGATAATACAACTCTGTTATTAACAAATAACGGCAACTTCGACAATAGCTATAGTTTGCAATCCGACTTCGAAGAGGCGGGTTATTTACTAGACGCTTTGCGCGAATAGGTCCATTTGCTTTGAACGGGGTTCGCTGTTACCTGTCAACAGAAAACAGCTCCAAATATTTTTTTATTTAATCCTTGACAAGTAGAAGATTATTTGTTAGGGTTAAAGTATTAACCGACAAGCTAGGAGTAAAAATCTTAGGACTAGAGACTGAAAGTTTCGGGAGAGGTGGGAAACCATAACTTATAAACCTCTTAATCACCCGAGGAGTAAGTCAAAGGTATAAGGACCTAGCAGGTTAATCAAGGTTAACAAAACAAAAGGAGATACGATGAAATTAGTAACCAAAGAACTTGAAAACAAGTTCCCCGAAATATATGAGACACAAAGACAAGAGGACCCAATAGTGCAGGCGAAATACTTTTGCCCGTGGAATAATTGGACTTGGTATGCAACAGAGTTTGATAAGGAAGAGGGAATCTTCTACGGACTTGTAGCAGGAGCCGAAGTTGAATTAGGATACTTTGACCTTGAGAGCTTTGAAATAGTAACAGGACCATTTGGAATGAAAGTAGAGAGAGACCTTTACTGGACACCAACAGCACTAAGCGAAGTAGAGAAGATGGAAAGGGAAGCACGTGGATAACATAAACTACGACCTTATAGGAACAATCTTTATATCCATTATGGCTACAAAGTTTGTTTGGGATTTTCAAGGTTGGGCTGAGAAGTGGATTAGCCGAGCTGAAAGAAAGTATAAAAGTTATTTGACAAAGTAAACATACTTTGCTAGATTGGTATCAAGACAAACAGAAAGTAGGACGAAAATGAACAGACCGATATTTGAAATCGCAAAGGACATTAGGAAAGATTGGACGAATGCGAATCCATATGCTCTGCCTTATTTGGAGGCTATGGACGACCTTTACTCAATCGAAGACAAATATATATTTGATAGTGCAAAAAGTGTTATTAGATATTTTCTCGCTAACGCTACCTCTTGGAAAGGGGAAGTTGCTAGGGAGATTAAACAAGAACTGAAAAATATGGTTGCTTAGCGGCAACGGAAACAAGAGGAAAACAATGAATAAAGAATTACAAAGATACTGGGATGCTTATGAACTAAGCGACCTAGTGGATAAGAACAGGAATAAAAGTGGATACGTAAGTCCACATAACATAGGTTATGGATTGTTTAGGCATACAGTGCGTAATGCTGTTAATACAGTCCCTAAAGATTTAAGGGACGAATACCTACAGACATTTGTAAATAAAGACCTTACAAAGATAACTAAATGGTATAAAGAGTCCAAGGCTAAAGAGTGGAGACGTTATTCTAAAAAGAATACTATCGACAAGAATAAGTCCTACTACTTGAATGGATACAAAGATATCCCTTTCGAGAAGAGACCGGGATTCGAATATAAGTAATTAACATCCGGGGGTAAGGATTTTGTTTTTGTTTTGCCGTGCCCCCAAGATTTAGTAGGAATTAAACCCATCCAGTGAGGTGGGTATTCCTACAAAGTTTTTTCCAAAATATGCTTGACAAATAAAAACTTGCCACTAGTATATTATATATGAACGAAAACAAATTAAAGAAAGAAGATAAAATGACTAACTTAGCCCAAGCCGTCGAAACTTATATGACTACTGCACCAGTAACAATGACTATGGTTTTCAACGTTGAAAACAAATCATTCACAACAGGTGAAACTGTTGAGGGTGCTTACACAGTCAGCGAATTGGTTAACGCCATGAGCAGACAACCACAAGAATCCATCTCACAAGCTATTGACGTTTTAGCTCAACTTACAGCTATGAACGATGAGCGATACGATATGGCTTATTGGTCAAACGTGGCTACTGCTGTCTTAGGCATAGAGAATGCTCAAGACGAAACTGGCTTAAATCTCTAAAGGTTAAAAGCTACTG